ACGCAAATCACCGATTGCATCCTCTATTGTGGGTTCTTCATTCATTACACCCTCTGGAAATAGAGATGAAATGAGCATCCACGGCATTTCTATATCATCCAAAACATCATTGCGTACTGATATGATGAAAACACGTTGACGCTTCTGAGGCACACCAAAATGAATACCATTGAGTACCTTATATGTAGTGGTATATCCAAGTGCTTCAAAGTCTGTAACCATACGATCTAAATGCTGCTTTGCATATTCCATTGTCAGACCTTTGACATTCTCGCATATAATAACTTTAGGCATCATCTCACCAGCAATCCGAATCATCTCCCATGTCAAGTCTTCGATGTTCTTCTGCTTCATACCATAGGCCATCTTCTCTTTATTCCAACCCTTCTTTTTAGTACCAGACATACTAAAGGGTGGGCAAGGTGGGCTACCATCAAGAATATCCAATTCATACTTCTGAATTCCTGTCATCTCCATGATTTGTTGTCCAGTGATATTTTTGATGTCACCACAGATATTTGAGGTGCCGGGCCAGTTTGCAAGATATGTATCTACTGCGACTTGCTGAAACTCATTCACGAAACGACAATCACCACCTGCTAGTTTATAACCCGCTGATGAACCACCACCGCCCGCAAAGAATGAAATGTAAGTGAACCTCTTGCGAGATGCACTTTTTTCTAGATCATCTAATGTGTAGCGATAATATCTCATCCGAAAAAATCCTCTAAACTACCTTGTGTTCCATAACTATCGTCAATCAACCAGCCAATCTTTTCTGAGATGAATCGTAGTGGTTCAACAAATGCCTTGCTAAATTGTGTTTCCATGTCAATGCTATTCATAATATCCAACTCTCTTGGCAATTTTGTTATAAAAGAAAATGCAGAGGCTTGATATATATTGGGTTCCTTCATATGGATAAACCGAATCTTGTCACCTTCTTGAATAAGGGGATACTTGTTGCCCAACTTGTTTTTCTCCACCAGATGATTGTATAGAATAGCTCCCTTCACATGGATAGGAGCTCCCTTCAGAAACAAACGATCTGTTCCACGAAACTTCTTAACACCATTACAGGAACGGGGATATGCGATATCTTCTGGTGGCAACGCCATAAACTCCTCACGAAAATCTTGTATAAAGGTATTTAGCATTTTCTCATCACCACTCATAATGATCTTGAGTGCTTCCTTCAACTTCTCACGGCATGGTGCAGGGGTTGAAGACTTTACGGCTTCAATGCCCATAATCTTGAGCTTAGGTTCTTTATAACGAACACCTTCCATATCATACACGTTTAGAATGTAGCGCTTCTTAGCAGTCCACACACCCTTGTCAGCGATGGCTTCACGTCCCATCACCATCTTATTTTCGTATGCGTTGGTTAGTGTAGCAAGCGCCTGATAACTTTTGTCAATAAAAGGCTCCAACTTCTCTTTTGCAATCTTGTCCAAGAAGGTGATAACATCGTTAGTGTCTGCTCCTTCTTTAAACACCTTACTAACCAATCTGTCAAAAGTAATGTAGAGCGAATCCGTATCACTAGCAATAACGAAATCCACGTCCCTTGTTTCCAAGATTTTGTTAAGATAAATGTTGATGCTCTTTTCAATCCAACGAATAGATAACTGGCCAGACGTTGTAATTGCAGTAGCGACCAGCAGATCGAAATACCTAAACCAATTATTCCCAATAGCACCATATGCGCTGTTAAGAGAAATCTTCTTCGCCATTTGGATGTTGTTGTATCGGGCAATGTCTTTGAGTAGAGACTTCTTCCCAGTGTTCTCATACTCCTGTTGAGCGTCGAGCATAAGTCTTTTATATTTGACACGATCATTGTATATACCTTCCATCAGTTCTGGCAAGAAACCCCTTTTGTCCTTGCGAAAGAAAGCACCATTGGGTGTCATACAATACTCAGTATCGTTGCTGACCCTGCCTTCTAGTATTTTATCAACCATACCCTCAGATGGTTTGATATGACCATTCACCAATGTCTCAGGCGAAATATTATATTGCATAATAAGGTGGGAATATAGTGAGTTAAGATCGAAAGACATAACCCACTTGTGCATACCCACCTGTGGGTCTTTCACATAAGCACCTTCGAACTTTTCCACCTTCTGGTTATCAGACTTTTGAGGAATAACGATATTCCTCTCACGCAGATAGTTGTAAATCAGGATGTCCCAGTAGCGCACTGTGCCGAGGATATCAACAAAGTTCACCTTTGCATCATAAGCCATCGTCAATGCAAGTTCCATCAATTTCAACTTGTCTTCTAGATTGTCAACAATCTCCACATCTTGAATATTATATTCGATGAACGACTGATAATCTTTGGTATACCACTCACGGAATGTTTCATATGGATTACCATCCTTACGCTCACCCAGTTCCACAAACGCAATGTGGTCAAGGGTGTATCGTTCCTGATTAGTATATGTAAACTTGCGATACAGATCAAGGTAATCTAGTGCAGAAATACCATCCAGAGTGTATGTTTGATGAGTTCGGCCCATCTTGTAAACATCACGGGCAAACACATTTTTCCACGGGGACAGACGTTTTGTCTCATCATCATCGAAGACGTTACGAATACGATTGACAAGATAGGGAATATCAAAGAACTCAGTGTTCCAACCCGTAATAATATCAGGTGTATTGTTTTCCCAGAATGCTAGGAACTCTTTAAGAAGATGCACTTCACTCTCGCACTGAATGTAAGTTACATCCTCACGTTCAGTGACGAACTCACCGATACCCCAGACATGGATGTGGCCACTCTGGAAGTTCTTTATAGTGATGGACAGCATGGGTTCTGCTGCGTCTTCTGGTTTTGGAAATCCGTTCTCACACTCCACCTCAATATCGATGGTGTACATGAGCATCTGGTCCAAATCCCAATCAACCTGTTTAGGAAACTCATCAGCAATCCAACAATAGGGATACTGTGTGTTACCATAGATGATATCTTGGTTTTCACGAGCAGAAACCCACTGTTTAGCTTCTTTGATAGTTTCAAACTTGTGTGGCAGAACACTCTTGCCATCCAGAGTTTTGTATCCAGTTTCCTCACGGGTATTAACTAGATCAAAAAGTGTGGGTTCATATTTAACTCTACGAGTCGTGCGCTCTCCATTCCTGACCTCACGGACAAGAATAGAATTGCCGTATTGTAATACGTTTGTGTAGAAGTTCATTATAAGAGTATATCAGGTTTCCGTAGAATTGTCAAGGATTATTTTAATCTATTCCGTCTGTTGAATCGCTTCGTTCTGACCAATCAGATAAAACAAATTTACGATTTGGATTCACCGAAACTTTAAAACGTGTTAGCAAATCCCTATTGATAAGAAAGGTGCTTGCAGCATCTTCAGTTTGAAGTCCGATAGGAACATCAACATAGTTCATATTATTGAATTTGATATTAACATGAACTATAGGACGCTCAGCCATCTTACCGATATGAGTTGGTTTTGAAATACCCTGCAATTTACTTGTAAACTTCTTACCGTTTTTTTCCCACTTAACTGTCTTACCCTGCACATCCAATTTGTCAACGATAAGCATAGATGCCTTCGTACCATTACCAGTATCAAACTTAGATCGTATGAGTCCATAACCCTCTATATCAAGAGTTTCATGAAATCCAGATTCTTGATTAAAAGCAAACCTTCTATGTAGGGGATTCTGTAGATATTCAACCATATATTTTATGATACCTTCGTCCTTTGTAGGAACTTGCGGTACTTGCGTAATATCATAATTCTGGAATTTTGAACCAAGGCCGGGGGAACCATTCACTTCCAGAACGTATATCTTCCCACCAACAATAGCATGATCAACGCCGCACATATAGGCACCTGTTGATCTTGCCGCTGCAATGATCTCTTCCTTTTCCTTATCACTTAATGTGTAAGGTTCAGTAGTTGCGCCCCTGTGTCTATTGGAACGAAAATCTTTTTCTGGTTTAATTCTCTTGGTTGATGCAAGAATCCTACCGTTAAAAACAATAGTTCTAATGTCGAAATCGATTTTCAAAAACTCTTGAATAATCAACGGAGCATTAAACTTCCACAATGACTGAATAACACTCATCATAGATTCCATGCTTTCAACTTTAGATACTCCGATACCCTGCGTACCAGTTAGAGTTTTGATAATAACAGGAAACTTGCCGCCGATACGTTCATGAGCATCAGCAATACTTTTCTCATTATTCACCAATGATGTACGGGGTGTAGGAATGTTACTACGTTCAAAGGCAGTGTAGGATGACATCTTGTTATCACATGTCATCATTCCATCACGATCATTGATCATCATACAACCAGCGTTCTGCAAGGTTCCCAACAGGGCAAGGCCGATCTCAGTTCCTAAAGCACCCGCACGAACAAATACCACAGTAGAAGAAGTTTCAACTAAAATATCTTTTTCTCCACCGTCATAGTTTTTAATGGACACGGTTGATTTTTCAATATTATTCTCTGAAACCCAAGCCTCAGTGGTGACAATTCGATAACAAGACAATCCAAGTTCTTCACAAGCAGACATCAACATACCAGTAACAATCTCTGGTTTTTTTGATTTTGATGCAGTAAGAATTAAGACAGTAATTTTGTCTTTTTGTTCCTTAGCCTCAGTGATGAATGATTTAAACTTTTCCATTAGACTTCTTTTTTCTTACCAATATTGTACTTAGTTTCGAGTACCCAATCACTCTTCTCTGCATAAGACAGAACTTTGATTTGGCTGAGGGGAGCAACTTCTCCAATCTCACTAATGACGTTAACCAATCCCCAATCAAGCAATAGTTTTGCAATCGTATTCCTACGAGAAATGTCATTGGTAGATAGATTTGTGTTCTTACCATCAAGAGCAAACAACTCCTTGAAGTGTACAATAAAGTATCTACCCTGCTTGTGCAGAATATGACATGACTGATATAGTTTCTTTTCTTTGCGAGATGCTACTCCAATTCGTGATAGCGTCTCACGAACTTTAAGAAAGTCATCAGGTTCTTTCAAACCAATTTCTAACATCTGCTCCTGTGTCCAATTAATATCTTCCATTTTTCCCACCTTTATATAATCTTTTTCTTATAGTGGCGAGTTGGTCCTCAGACAATATATCAAGAGCGGCCTTGGCCTTTACATTACTATATCCATAGAACTCTTTAACATACTCTAGATTCTCTAATTTATTCGCCTTCAACCACGGGGTAAACCTTTTCCTTGGCCTCAGACTATTTAGGATTTGAGATATTCTAATATCATGACCAATTCTTCTATTGTAGAATCATTTTAACTATTTGAGAATAATCAAACTACAATTTACCACCCTTAAAAAGTTTAGATTTAATGATTGTAATCTGTTCATCATTCAATATATCAAGAGCGGCCTTAGCCTTTACATTACTATATCCATAGAACTCTTTAATACATTCTAAATTATCCATCTTTGATGCTTTTATCCAAGGAGTAAATCTTTTTCTAGAACGCAAACTTGTCCGAAGAAAATCAAACTGTAGTTTCTTATCTACATTTGGTAGTTGGTTAATTTCATTCACCAACATGATGGTATCAGGGAATGCACCGACACACTTGTTGACAATGAAGGGAACATATTTCCTCTCCCATTCCTCATCTTCACCGTCCATCAAGGGTTCTTTGGTTTGGTTTATAGCCTTGAGATAGGATTTTAGTTCATAGGTCATATGCTTCTTCCCAAGTCATCATACTCTTTGAATATATGTCTTCACTATTCATCAAATCTAACATAATCAAATCCTTCTGTAATTGACCAACAAAACATTCCTTTATTTCAATTGATCTTGGAGATGTAAGTTGACAAAACCACCAAACTATTTCTTCGGCTTGTTCACCAATCAAATCTTTGATAACCTGCCTATTTTCAACCAACCCACCCTCTGGCATAAAATAAACAGTTCCATACACAGAGTGAAATAAACCAGCATCTTGCATATACTCAGGACACCCCTGTTCTTTTAATCTGGTACTAGTACCAATCAAATGTTCCAATAAAGTTTGACCACTATGTCCAACCTTATCAGAACCTATCTTTTTTAAGAAATCAATCTTGGTAGAAGTCAAGTCGTTCACGGTTTGCTGAATCTATCCACAACTTAAATACGATTACACTTCTCAATTCATAACATTCCCTTGTAACAGGCATAGCCATATGGGGTAAATGTGCATCAAATACAACTAAACTATTACCAATATAAGGAACGAGTTGCCCATCAATTAGCGTACCACCACCCCACTCAGGTTTCCAATCCATTCGTGGATAGTAAATCATAGTGAAATCACCATCATCATTATGCATTACAGGTTCGACACCATGTGTATGAGCATTCATGTATATGCGCTTATATGTTTTAACATCATAAGTCTTTTTGAAATCATACTTATGCATGGCAGAATTCCAGATAGGCAGAACCCACTCATAACCATTTGCTACCATCTCTGTTTCGTCACTGCCGCAAAAGACATGCCAATGAAGTGATGGTTTAAGCTTGTTTGAATGATAATCATATTTCCAAGAAACTGTTTTCATCGATGAATCAATCAATTCTGCAACATGACCCTCTACAACATCATCATATATTTTAATCATTTGAACTTTGTCCTTCCCATAATTTCAGTGAGACAAGCCATCATATTGATTTCCAGATCAGCAACAAACGCCGCTTTATATTGGTACTCACCCAGTGCCACGACAACATGAGGAATGCTACTAGGGTCAATATAATCATATAGATTATCATAAACAGCACGAAACAACTTATCTGAATCATTATCCAGATTATCGACAACCCATTTACGAACATTAGTAAACTCCTTCTTCTTCAACATGGCCATCAATTCTTTGATATTCTTGTCACCAAGATTTACCAGAATACCAGCATCAATCTCACCAGCCACAGAATAGCGTTGAAGTTCATTCAGAACTTTACGCCAGTCTGGAAAATGACTACTTATGAGTTCTGCAACAACCTTCTCATTGAACTTGATTTCATTCTCGTTGAGGATTCCAATCACCCTATTGAAGAATTGAGTTGCAAGTTTATTCTTCTCTGCTTTAGGAATCACAAAGTCAATCACACTACAACGAGATTGTAGTGCAGGGATAATGCGGTTCTTGTAATTACAGGTTAGAATGAATCCACAGTTTTTGTGGAACTCTTCAATTAGACCACGAAGGGCTGGTTGCGTTGATTGTGGATTTAGATAGTCTGCCTCATCAAGAATGAGATACTTCTTACCACCTTCAAGTGATACAGTAGACGCAAAGTTCTTTATCTTGGTTCTGAGAACGTCAATACCTGACTCCTCAGAACCGTTGATAAACATATAGGTAGCACCAATCTGCTCCAACATGGCACGGGCGGCAGTAGTCTTACCAACGCCCGGACCACCTGAGAGAATCAGATTGGGTAGTGTTTCCTTGTCAACAAAGGATTGCAAGGAATTTTTTAGAGACTTAGGAAGTACACATGACTTGATGTCCCGTGGTCGATAAAGTTCTGTCCAAAGAAACGTGTCTTTCATATTCAATTCTTTCATTATATATTTAAATGTTATTACTGTTCGTTTGTTAATCTACGATATGATCTTTTTTCTCTAAGACGATACCACTCTGTATGCTTAGGATTATCAATCCTTTTTCTTATAGACTTTGGTTTACCAATTGACTTATAGTGTTGCTCGGCCGAAGCAATACTTGGATATTCAATACCTTCACATATTACAGGATAACTATTTTTTTTACCTATTGCGGTTTTCGATTCTTCTGTTAGTTTCTTACCAAGCATACCATAAGTAGCATATTCTGATTTTGGTTTTCTTGCGTGATACTCCTTCATTGATATCTTAAAGTTTTCAAAGTTGCTCGTATCTCCACCCTCACCCCCCTTAGTCATATTCAATGTTGGCTTCAAAGTTTTAATCCAATATGCTTCATCGGGATTAAGAAGTCCATCCTCTTGTATAACTTTAATTGTAAAATTATCAATTCCATATTTATTCATACTATTATACAGATGACTTTTGATATTGTATTTGGCATTATATTTATGAGATTGGAAGCGATGTTTTGCTGTAAACTTAGTATATCCAATATAAAAATCGTTAGTAATAATATTCGTAATTTGATAAATCATTTAAATCTCCGTTCCTACTACTATTTATAAAAACGGAGATTTAAGGACGATAGTTCTCAACTACCTCAAATTAGGCATTGTAAGAAGATTCGGGTTCCAATGCAATCCAATACTGCACACCAAGTTTAGTGTTAGTAAAGTGACTAATCTTCTTAGAGGACACTTCAACGTCATAAGAGCCGGGAATAAGTTTTAGGTTCTCAACCTTGAACCAGAACTTATAGTCAGCAGCAACATCACCAACATCCAGAGATGTCTCAAATGCGTTTGCAGTGCTGTTCTTCTTGTCAGTGACCATCAACTTACCACCAGCAAGTGCCATATCAGGAACACCGACAACCGCAGCGGCCTTAGTAATTCTGTCAAGAGTCTCACTGGATAGTGCAAACATCAACTCAGTCGAGGGCATCGAAATCTCTTTAGATGGAGTCGTCACCACGGATGGGTCAGAGAACCAATATTTGAGAGATTCCGATGTTCCCTCTTCTGTGATAATAACAAAGTCATTATTAAATTCTAAATCGGGTTTTCCGAATAGAGAGAGTGCCGATAGGAACTCATTCAAATCATAGATAGCAAAGTCACTGGGAAATTCCTCAGTAACATCTGCCTTCGCTACAATGTTCTTCATTGCAGACATAGTGGAAAGACTAGAACCAGCCTTCACCATAAGGTTAGCGTTAATTGTAGAGAAGTTTTTCAGTACGGAGATAGTTTCAGTAGATAGTTTCATTATTTTTCACCTTCAATATATGACTTGTTAAAAGTCATACTATTATAAATAGTTTTATCATTTAGTGTATTAATACTAACACAAGGAAGAACAAATGTCAAGTCACAAACACCATATAATTCCCCGTCATATGGGTGGTCTAAATCATTCATCAAACATAGTAGTCCTTTCCGTAGAAGAACACGCTGAAGCACACAGAAAACTATATGGAGAGCATGGTAAATGGCAAGACAAGTTTGCCGCTGATATGTTATCTGGGCAAATCAAAAGTGATGATGTCCGTAGAGAGATTTGTAGAGCCAGAATGTTAAGTGATGATAATCCCAGTAAAAACCCAGAAACTATGAAGAAGATACTTGAATCTAGAAAATGGTATAAACCTTCCCAAGAAACAAAAGAAAAAATGTCTGTATCAATGAAGGGAAAGAAAAAATCAAATACTGATAATATGAACAAATCCAAACTCAAAACCTACCTTGTGACAACGCCAGATGGGGAAGAACTAATCATAAACGATATGCCCAAGTTCTGTTCTACTAACAACCTACAAGCATCTCTGATGTATCAGGTTGCTAGTGGATACAATAATAGAAAAGCACATAAGAAGTTTAAGTGTCGCCTTCTTTATCATGAACAAACAGAGCAATAATAGAATAATGAAGAATCTTGAGTAAATCATTTCTATTCTTTCCACCCTTTTTTCCATATCGTTGTGCATATTTCATGATGTTACCGATACAGAAACCTTCACCATGTCCACCATCGATGATGAACTCTGTAGCTTGATATTTGTTCTTGCTATAGTGTTCATCATATGTCGAGTCGATGTATTTTTGAAGTTCAACAAGTGTCTTACCTTCATTATATTTGTAATCATTCTTCGCCATTATTAACCTTCATTTCATTAATAATATTTTTATAATATTTTGTGAGTTCACGGTGAGAAGTTTTAGCATCCAGAAAACTAAACCATCCAGTAGCAATTGTTTTAGTTTGCGTTGGCGATATTACACCCCTATGTGTGTGGGTGAAATCTGTTGGCCAGATAGCAGTCAGCCCTCTTTTAGGTTTCACTTGTTTGCCTTGATACAACCATTGAGTTTCACCACCATCCTCAACATCATTGAGGTATGTCATGAAGACAAGAGCCCTCTGATGTGTTAGATGAGTAGCACGTTCACAATGCCAAGAAGGAAATCCTTCGCCTGGTTCATAGTGTTGAATAAGCCAAGGTTCGGCATATCCTATAGGAAAAGTAAAAGCATCATATTCTTTTCGATAACTTTCAACACACGATCCAAGGAAATTTAAATACTTCAAAATAGTAGTATTACTAGAGTTTGGCCAAACTACAACATCGGTTGATTCTTTATCTCCACTGTCAGATAATCCACGCTGCTTATATTCAACACTATTGTCATAGTATTTGAGCATATCATCACATAATGATGTATCTTCCATCTGTATCATATGAATAAAATCGCTCATTGCATCTCCACATTAATATTTGCAGAGAAAGTTCTACGTTCACCTTCACCAGCGAATGGCATAACAGCATGACGCAACCAAGCAGGAAATATAATCATAGTTCCAACTTCTGGTTTGACATATTCTTCTGTGATAGGACGAAGCATATTAACATCACGCATACCGTTTACACCCCAACACAAATAAGTAAATCCATCAACAGCACCACTTGCACCATTGAGTCCTTGAAACCCCGGCGTGACACCAGCAGCAATCATTTCCTCAGATGGAAGGTTAATAGCTTCAATCTGAGGGGGAACCTTTAGAAAGAGAATGCAAGACAGGCCCATAAAACTACGAGTGCCATGATCATGCAGAGGATTATAATCACCGGCATAACTATGAACAGTCCACATAGTTTGAATATCAGTCTTTATTTCTTTATCATCATCACCAGTATCGGCCAGAGTCTGTTTAATATATGTTTTAGCAAGTTGATTAAGAACATCAGCAAACTGCTCTCCAACTCCATAATTATGAGGAAATAACCATTGAGCAGATTTTTCATTTTGATTAATTTGGCCAACTAATCCACCTGACAAGTCTTGACCAGCAGGAACAATTACGTCATCGATATGTTGATTCAACTCATCAACAATATTTAACGGAATTTCAGCTCTCATAATATTGACTGCTAACTTATTACGCATTGAAACCGAAATACCAGTACTAATATTTTCTACTTCTTCTTCAGAAGGTTTTTCTACAAAATCGTATTCTATAGAGGGATTAACCATTGACTTTGCTTCCGGGCTGTTTGGATCAACGAATCCGGGATCACCCACCATTCCTGTTGTAAAAGTTACCATATTATAAATCTCCACTATTAAATTTCATTCTTATAATAATACACGAAAGGGGTCTAAAAGTCAAGACCCCTTTCGCTACTATTTCAAAATTATTTGATTGTAATTTTGCGAGGTTTCTTCTCCTCTGGAACAATACGCTCAAGGTTAATGTTGAGCATACCATTTTCGAGGGAAGCATCGTTCACCACAATGTCATCTGCAAGGGTGAATTTCCGATTGAACTTACGATATGAGATTCCACGATAAATGTTGGAATCATTTTCATCATTATCTTTGATAGAACGAACCGTAAGCAAACCTTCTGCTACTTCGATTTCAATATCATCCTTTGAAAAACCCGCCAAGGCCATTTCGATGGCATAAGTATATTCACCCCCTTTACGGATGTTATATGGCGGGAACCCTGTTGACGCTGCATTATTTGTAGCGTATGCGTTAAGTTGATCAAAGACCCGATCAAATCCTACGGCGTAGGGTGTAAGTTGGTTGATATTGTCGAATAGACTTAGTGTTTTCACATTTGTAACCATTTTGCTATCTCCTTATAAAAAGCAAGATTAAACGATGGACCCTTAATGGCATCCACCTATTATATATAGGGATTGAAACATCATATTTCAACCCCCAACATAATCTTTTTTAGAACGGGGGAGCTTCGGCTGGTGATCCAGCGTCAACTACGCTTTCTACTTCACCTTCACCAGTGATAATACCCGCATCAATCTTGGTGTAGAGGTCAAGGAATGAAACCTTTGTATCCTCATCAAACCGTGCGACACAGAGTTCGATGGCCTGCATCTTGTCACCAAAGATGGCGAACGCTTTCACAATGTGATCCAGACGGCGAGTAGAGATGACTTCATCAACACCACCATCGTAGAAGGTCTTGCGAATAACGTCAGCCCACGTTACGAGGTTCTTGGCGAACTCATCATCATCAACACCATACTTCTTCATGGCACCCTTAACGATTTTGGTTTCAACCGCAACCGAAGCGTAGGGCTGTTCCATCGTGATCGCAAAGCGTTCAAGGAACGCTTCATTGAGAATGTTAGTTCCAATGAACCGTCCATCATCTGAACCCTTGCCTTTAGTGTTGGCAGTGGCCATGACGTTGAAACCCGCTTTAGGCGTGACCCACTTGTTAATCTTCTTGAGGTAAACACCTTTACCCTCAAGGACAGGCTGCAAGCAGAGCAACTTGTTCGAACCTAGATCACACTCATCAAGGAGCAATGTGCAACCACGTTCCATCGCTTCGATCACAGGACCGGGAACGAACTTGGTTTCACCGCTCACAAGGCGGAAACCACCAAGCAGATCATCCTCATCAGTTTCGATGGTGATGTTGACCCGGATCAGTTCCTTATTGAGTTTGGCACAAACTTCTTCAACCATCAGGGTCTTGCCGTTACCAGACAGGCCAGTGATGAAGATAGGATAGAACATCCCAGACTTGACAACTTTCTCAATCAGGGAGAAATTGCCCCAAGGCACGAAGCCTTCGAACTTAGCGGGAACGAGATTCTGTCTTTCCATATTTGTTGCAACCAGATTTACCATTGTCGCCTCTGCACCAGCAGGAGCAGCAGTGACAGGAGCAGCAACATTGCCACCCTCACTAGGTAATTTATACGCATTGTAACCAACGCTAAAATCATCACCCTTAAACCATGTCGGGAACGGCACACCGGCCTTCTCAGCAGCAGCGGTCTTCTCCGCTTTGGTAATAACGGCACCTTCACCGAACATTTCGGTAGCAGTGTCAACGAAGAGTTTCTTACGAGGGGATAGGTACATATTCAATCTTTCTGTTTGTTTTCTCACTATAACTAACTATACCATACGCAATAGGATTTGTCAAAGGAATAATGACCCCTGATGTCGTTTTTTGATATTAGGTGTAAAGTGTGACATTTTTATCACAGGGCGTGGGCGTGACAGTAATTTTTCAACCACTATGCCACCAACTTCACAAATTTATTGAGTAGGACACGGGAATCAACCTTACCCTTCATGGACTTACCAAAGGCAGTCTTCAGTTTTGACTTCGAAGCACCAATCAGATCGTCGCTCAAACCATCGTTCTCGACCATCATACCCTTCGCAGGAAGGACATACATCTCATCATAGCCCTTAGATGCGATAGCAAGGAACTTGTTTTTGTTGATGAACCGAACCTGCTCCATGATTTTATCCATAGTCATATCATTCTGTAGAGAATAAAGAGTGCGCTTGTCAACCCGGCCTGAGCGACCAGAACCCGCAATGTAGAACCCGATCAGGTTCATATCAGGAACACGGTCTTTGAGAATACGAAGCAAACCATCAGTCACATCATAACCATTAACTTCATAGGACTTCAAGGTCTTGGGGTCAGTGATCATAATCTTACCACGAATGTCGTCAATGACCTTATCGTGTTCACCAGTATCACGATTTAAGCGATAATCGTAAACACCCGGCAGCCGGTTTGAGGCACCGTCAGTCAGGAAAATCGTGTTGACTTTCTGAACACCAGTTTCACGTTTGAACTTGGGAACGATTTCCATCATTGCAACGATTGCATCATTCAACGGAGTGCCACCCAAATCAAGAAATCCGGGGAAGGTAGGACGAAGTGCAAAACTACCAGTATCAGTGTAGTATGAAGGGATCATCCAGAGAACTTCCATCATTGCAATTTCATCCTTAACGGACATTTTGCTAGAGAAGAAATTCAACAGTTTGAAATTATTCAGAACAAGGTCACCCGCCTTGAAATCTGGCATTTTTTCACAATCAGCATAATAATTGGGAGATAGGGCTCGATTATCGCTGAACGCATAGACTTCAAAAGGAATCTGTGTCCGGCGGCAGAACCAAATCAGGTTGTACAGCTGGGACAAAGTACCTTTCAGATTGTCATACATGGAACCGCTCCAATCGACAACCATCACCATGCCGTGGTTTGTAGCACCGGGCAGGGTGGTGACTTTCTTGAAGAGGTCTTCATTGTATTTGTAAGTGTGTAACCGTCCCATGTCGAGCGAACCCGTCTTGGAAACAGAAGCACGGGCATACTGGTCAGCAGCCTTCTTCATCTCAAATTCTTTGACCATGTAACCAACGGTCTTTTTAGAATCATCCTTGATCGCTGCAACTTCTGCCTTCTTCGCATTGACCCAATCAGTATAGTCTGAGTTATTATAGTGAGCAGTTGCCCGTTCCACAATTACAGAGAAGGGTATAATCAGGTTTTCTTTAAGAGCAGGGATGCGGCCGTAGGTTCGAACAGCTGCGTTTTTATCAACCAGCATTTCACCAGCATTGTTCGCATCAGTATCGGTTTCTGCCTTGGGCGGTCCACCTCGGCCAGTAGACTCTACACCACCTTCTTCGGTAGTTTCGCCAGTTTCAGTTTCGGGATTGGCATCATCACCATCATTGGGAACATCATCAGTCCCACCAGTAGGAGCATCATTTCCATTTTCATCACCTTTATCATCGGTAGGGGCATCACCCCCACCAGTTTCTTCACCATCGTCACCAGCAGAACCATCGCCCTCACCAGTTTCGCCTTCTTCACCTTCACCAGACTTACCGTTAGGATCAATCATGGTTTTCTCGTCATCACCACCTTCTTCTGGGGCGTTCTCTGCCATCCAAGCGTAGAGCTCTTCAGAGAGATTAAGAACGTCATCAGGAGTCTTGGTTTTTGCAACCCGCTTGACCCAGACCATTTCTTCCTCAGAAAAATCAACCTTCTGCTTCTTGAAGAACAGGTTGATCCGATCAATCAGGTTCAACTCAGAAACTTCCTTGTCGGCAATACCAAAGAAATCCTTGGCGGTCAAATCATTATATCCCCGATTGAAAACCGCAACAGAGCCGGGATAACGGTCCTGCACCATCCGTTCAATACGGGCATCTTCAACGATATTCACAAAAGAGTGATTAATCTTACGAACCGCAGCACTCTCTAGCATGTCGAGAGGCGTCCAGAGTGCGTGAGCAATCTCATGGCAAACCATCAGGTCATAGATATCTTTGGTCATCTCCTCATCCTTCCAGATGGGCAGACCCAGTTCCCGTGACTTGGGATTGAAATATGCCGTGTCCATCTTCTTGTGGACAACGAAGATATCCTCTTCAGCGAGGAGTTTTGCGAGTGTCGATTTATTTTTCATCATACCTTACATTACCATACGAAAGAGGTTTTGTCAACAAGAATCTTAGCCTAGTTCCAAATTAATTCGCCAGTGACATTCGGAGTCTTCACAACGTATCCAAAGAAGAAACCTTTTGCTTCCTTGGCAGTCTCAAATTTCTTCTCGAAATTGATCTTACCATACAACTTGTATTTGACGGTATATCCTCGTGTTTTCTTAGTCATCTCTATTTCCTTATTTCTTATCATACCTTACAGTAACATACTGAGTAGGATAAGTCAAAGGAATAATGATCCCTAATGTCGTTTTATCTGATATTTAGGGGAAGTGTGATATATTTGTCACAATACCACCTATATGAGCTTTTTCTTATCCCACAATGCAATGTTGGTAAACATTTCACCAGTGAGAACCGTTACAGCACAACCTATAACTTTATTCCACACCACGAAAACTGATTTTGTGTCCATGATTTTTATCTTAAAAATATCACAATCTCCCTTACCGCCCGGAACAAATTTTCCTGATTTAGAAGCATTTACGATAGCATTTGCCACTTCATTTTTAAAATCTACTACACCCATTTTCTTAGATATGTAGATAAAATCTTCTTTTTTGAAGCGCTCTTCAAACATTGCGATTACATGAGATATGCAATTTTCTTTGTGTGTTTTCATAACCATTTCCTTTGTTTTCTCAGTTTATACCTTAGTATAGACTAAAAATCAGGCTTTGTCAACAAAAATCGTAGCCGCTAAGTCATTGATTATAAAGGAAACTTGAAATTAATCATAAGTCATATGACCGTCATATGACTTAATCATAAGTCATTGATAACAAAGGGAAATTTACTATCACGGATCACGGCGATTCCAGTGGAAACATTGATTTTTTCCTCATCTTTGTAGCTCTGCGTTGGGCCATGTTGAACTTTAACTTGCTGACCCGTTTGGTAAAGTTCGTCCCTTCCATATGGTCATACTCATGCTGGAAGATTCGTGATTCGAGTCCATGCATCTCTACCTGTACCAATTCACCATCCACATCGTAGTAGATGCACCGAATACCCTCTGGGCGTTCCACCTTCAACCACATACCGGGCCATGTCAAACAACCCTCATCCATAATGATCCTTTCAAGGTGATACTCAGTAATCATGGGGTCAAAGCATGTGATTGCTTCTTTCTTCTTGATATCTGAATACATTATGAAAACACGTTCCTTGACACCAATCTGATTCGCAGACAGGCCAATTCCCTGATAATGCACCATTGCACTATTTAGTTTTGCCTGTAGTGCCTTACGATCTAGGTCTGCCGAGCATGGTGCAAGGGGTTCTTTTAGAATTGGATCATTTATAGGAACCAAAGGTTCGACCATTATCATTCTTTTGATATGATCAATATGACCTTGATTAACTTGCTCTTGGTGCATTATATTTTCGCCTGTCATTATATTACCTTCCATAAAAAGTTGTGCCCAAAACGGGTGGAGTTTGTTTATCAAACAAATACCATGCACAATTGTCTTTGCCTGTCATATTACCAAACCACTTAATTCTACCCACACTTACAATCTTATGTAAAAACGGCATGTAAGGTTGACTCTGTTTAGTATGCATCCAATCGGCATCAAATAGGAGCCATGTAGGTTTTAGTAGAGCGAAGTGATCTATCATTGGATGCAGTATTTTTCTGTTCCATGGCGGATTTGTGATTATATAATTTGATTCCAATAATTCATTTTCTTTTACATCTTTATAATCTTGAGTCGGTATACCTTCATCCTGCGGTTCAATATCACTTGCCCACATACATACACCCCCCGTTTCAAGATGTTTTATCAATGCACCATTACCAGCACAAGGTTCTGCAAAGGTAAAATGTTTCGGTAGATGTTCAATAAGAGGTTCTACCGCCTCAAATGGTGTTATATAATAGTCTCTTGGTTTTCTTTCAAAGTCACTACGCTTTCCCATTATTCCACCACATGACTAAAGTTTTTCACTTTCTCAAATTTGATTGTATCTTTGAACTTATCTGCAAGAGTATCCTGTTTATGGCTAATCACAAATACATTCTCATCACCAAGGGTATTGAGGATTTTTAGGAACTCATCTGTGCCTGTACCATCCAGCGAGCTATCAAATATCTCATCCAGAATAAGCAGGTTGGTATTGGTGCTGTTCTTCATCTTTGCAATCGCTCTCCAAGTAAAGAGCAGTGCAAGGTCAATACGCATCTTCTCACCCTCACTGAATGACGCATAGGTAAACTCATCACGATACCGGGACTTAATCGTTTCCTCAAAGTTTTCATTCAAGGTGAAATTCACATAGAATTCCATAGACGTTAGATAGGTATTAATCAACTTGTTCATGACAGGAAGGTATTGCTTGATAACCTTGGTCTTGATACCCGTGTCCTGTAGCATATTCCTTGCAGCCTCTGCATAGGTCTTGTCTTCTCGCAACTTGGACTTCTGCATATCAAATCCAGAAAGAGTTTCCTTTAACTCATCCAATTTATTATGGTCATCTTTATTGATTTCACCAGCAACTAATTGGTCAATCTCTGACTGCAAAGTAGCATTGAATTTCTCAAGTTGAATAAGAGAACTATTCTCCTTTGCAACATGAACTTCATTTTCCCGAATTTTATTAGCAATATCTTTTATGTCGTTCTGTCGTGATGTCACCTTGTTCAATTCATCTTTAAGTTCTTCTAGTCCACCATTAACCCTATCTGCTTCACCTTGTTTTTTATCAATCATGTCAGCCTTGAAGATTTCATCAATATGTTGTTGGCAGGTTGGGCAGTCCTCATTGCTCTCAAAGAAACCGACCAGTTTAGTATGGGCCCTATGTTTCTCTTTTAGTTGTGATTGAATATCTTTCAGTTTGCTATGTTTTGTATTTACATTATCGTTATCTGTAATTTGATTAAGAAGTTCAATGTTATTTGTGTTGTGGAATTTTATATCCAAATTCTTTTTAAAAACTTCTTCTTCATTTCCATCAATCAAAGAAGTCTTCTCTCGAATGAGTTTTTCCTTATGCATGAACATCTCATCAATATATTTTTTCTGAAGGGTAATCTTTTCACTTGTCAGGGTATATCGATAATCAACCTCACGCATATCATCAACAATAGTCTTCAGCTGCGTCTTGAGGAGCATATTCATTAGGGAGAAAATCTGGATATCAAGAATTTCCTCAACAACCTCACGGCGGTGTTTAGACTTCAATTGCATGAAGGGAATAAAGGTAGATGAACCTAAAATAACAACCTGTGTGAAACTACGATAGTTTAACTTTAGGATTTGTTGCTCAAGATATTTCTGGTAGTCACGGGAGTTTGCGTCTTGGTTATACAACTTACCGTTGACATGAATTTCAAACACATTTGGTTTGATACCACGAACAACCCTAACCTTCTTGGTTCCAATACGAAACTCCACCTCTACTAATGCACCGCTACCATTGACAGAGTTTAGAAGTTGAGGTTTGTTGATATTACGAAAAGGCTTACCAAATAAACCGAAACATAAAGCGTCAAGAATAGTAGATTTGCCTGCACCATTTTCTCCAACAATTAACGTGGTTGAATTTCTGTCTAACTGTATTTCTGTAAAGTTGTTACCAGTTGAAAGGAAATTGGCCCATCTAACTTTTTCAAAGTAAATAATAGCTATAACTCCAAATCTTGCGCTTCAGTGTAAAGTGACCGCATCGTACTCTTCAGTCTGTCCTTACTCAGTGTAACGTCCAGTTGATCAATGTATTTTTCTAGAAGCGTCATCGTGTCTTCAGTATTCTCCACAATATCATCAGATACATTCTCAGCATCCAACTCAGAGAAGTCTTCAATAATCTTAACTTCATATGCATCAGCCTGTAGCAATCTGTCTGTGAACTTGTCAAACTGATAAAGGTCTTTCTTGTTTACCACAATCAGTTTTACATACTTCTCTTTATAACCAGATACATCTTCTTTGGTATAATCTTTAACAGTATCATCATAGAAAATCTTTTCATGGATAGTGTATGGATTAATAATACGTTCCAGTTCTCTATTATCTGTATCAAAGATATGAAAACCTTTCGGGTCATCGTGGTCACTCCATGTAATCTCATACGGGGTTCCCAGATAATATATCTGGCCATCATCAGATTTATGATGAAAGTGTCCACTAAAGCATAGGTCAAACCTACGGAACAATTCCTTATCATAGGAACCTTCTGCCATATGACCCTTATGCATTTCAAATCCATTTACTTCCAAGTGTCCCATCAAAATCTGTGCGGGAGAAGTCTTCAATGCATTCATTGCAATGTCATAGTTACCAGCATTAATCCACGGCATGAATTGAATTGGTATACCATCAAATTCAACAACCGTTGGACCCGTGTATATATTACACTTATCAGAACCTACAAGTTCTTCCATTGAATTGACTTCACTGGTATTTTTATAAAATGTATCATGGTTACCAATGATAAGATGAAGGTCAATCCCCAACTCAGAAAATCGGTTGATGAACCTCTTTCTAAAATCACTGGCAGTTTTAAAGCTGATGAATTTTCTACGGTCTGTAACATCACCCATATGAACACAGGTAGTAATTCCTCTCTTAACTAAAGTGGGAAAAAATACATCATCATAGAACTTGTAGAAATAATCACTGAAATTTTGGTTCTCAGCTCTAGCTCCGAAGTGGGTATCGGTAATAATTGCAATCTTCAACGCTCGTCACCAAGTTCCGCAACACCAACAACATCATCTTCCATAAATTTCTCTAGTCCTTTTTTACTTTTTTTTTCTACCGTCTTAGGTTTATAGACATCTTCCATTGGAAGATTTTCTAGTGCAAAGGAATTATCAATACTGTAACTGGTTGAATCACCGGGCATAGTATCAAAGGATTGGTAGTTACTACCCGCTACGATTCTATTTTTAACGTGGGTTTGCTTCTTTTCTTTTTGAATTCTTCGGATGAAGGCGTAGTAGATAATTTGCGTAAAGTATGCAAAGGGATTTGATGACTTCTCTGGATTGAAGTTTGAAGCATATTGAAGACAGTTTTCGATCCCATCAGATACCATGTCATCCTTGTATGTATAATTTATAAAGTTAGGCCGATAGGATAAATGTTGTGCAATCTTGAGAAAACACTCACCCATATAATTTGTAACAGGTGGAATACGTTTTTCAGCATCCACTGCTTCTTTGCACTTCTCTTTCCATGCGACCATTTCAACAAGAAATGCTTTATTATCAACGTAGTGTTCGCCTTTTGCTTTCGCCATTAGGTATTTTCCTCAATCTTTATACACTATACTATATTTGTAATATAAAGTCAAGGACCATTATAATTTAAAAGTACCTTGACTTCGCCTAAAAATGGTGTTATATTATGCTTGTCCTTGGTTCATAGAACTACATTAATGTATTGATTTATTAGATATTTCCAGTTCATCTAATAGTTCTTCATATATATCCTCATCATCGTAATCATCCACAGTATCAATCAGATCAGCGCCATCTAATTTATTAATTATTCCTTCATAATAGATACTCAATCCGGGAGATGCGGGTAACATAATAATAACATGTTTAGGATCAATCTCAAAATATTTTTGTTCTGTAAAGGGTTGTACCCATCGTGAGAGCATTAGAGATTCTGTCATACCTCTTCGTGTCATACTTGGGTGAACATTCATTAGTAGTGGCTTTGAAATTTCATACTTACCATCGCCCTCAGTTAACTCACAAATGATATTTTCCCCACTAATGAGCTTTAAGATTTTATATGTATCCTTATTCATTGTAGTTTTACCTTTGCAATTTCATAGTTGAATTGTTCTAATTCTATTTATGACTACTGTAGTTTTACTTTACTAATTTCATAGTTGAATTGTTCTGTGTTATAAATCTGGATGCGTTCTTGAAAGTGATTAAGCGTAAAGTTGTTCTGATTTCTAAATGTCAAGTCATCTGCAATATCAAAGATCAAAACGGAATCCTTATTCTCACTGACCCGCAAACCTCTACCGATACTCTGTAACACCCTAATTCTGGATTTACTTGGACTTGCGAGCACGATGTTATGAATGTTACGAATATTAATACCAGTACTAAAGGTGCCATACGAAGCGATAGTGATAGAGTTTTTCTCACCCTCAACAATAGCTCGTATTTCTTCTCTTTCTGTGGTACTCGTTTTACCATAGATGAAAAATATCTTTCGCAATTTATCATCAAAGTATCCTTCAGCCTGAGTCTTTAAAACTGCTTCGTGCAGTGGCTTACCATGTTTCTCCACGAGTTGATATAAACATAATGTATTGCCCGGAAGATGCATCAACAACCCAGCAAGAAATGCATTTCTACCTTCATGTTCGCCTAGGAATTGTAGTTCCTCTGCATAAGTCATCCTCTCTCGTATATTATAATGTTTTAAAACAATGCATTTGATTTTAAGGTCAGCAAGAGATTTATTGTCAATTAGTTGCTTTGTGGTAGTTACTTTTTCAACTGGACCAAACAGTCCCTCTAACACAAGCTGATGCGTCTGTGTACCGTCCAGCGTCCCTGTAAGACCATATCTGTACCTACATTGGTGTAACTTGGTCATTATGCCTGTTAAGGATTTTGCCTTAAACATATGCGCTTCATCACCAATCACACAACCAAATTGTTCAAAATATTTCTTTGGTAATTTATAAATGGATTGCCATGTTGATACAACAACGTCTTTTTCAACCTTACTTGAATGTCCCTGATATACCTTCTGGCAGTATGTACCAGAGCTCCAACCATAGTCCTCAAAGTCTGAATACATCTGTTCCACAAGTGAAGTGGTGGGAACTAGTATCAGGGTCTTTAACCCCATCATATGATAATAACGAACTAACGAATAGATTATGAGTGATTTGCCCGAAGCAGTAGGACTAACAAGAAGAGCCCGACCTCTGGAAATAGCGTGATGTACAGCATCAATTTGATAGTCACGAACTTTGAGAGACTTTCCCCCGGATTTAGGTTTAAGTGACCTGATGAAATCTCTAACAACTTGGCGAACAATAACCCGCTCATTTTCAACTCCTTCTTCTAATATATAGTCAATTCCGTTTTTCTGACAAAATCCTCTGATATACTGGAGCAATCCAACATATATCTCACCTGTTGCTGGGGAGAACAATCGTATCTTTCCATCCCACATTCTATTGCGATACATAGGTGTGAACTTAGCGTTAGGAACCTCAAACTCAAAAAATGAACATAACTCCTGTCGAGTAGAATCTTCCATATCATCAAGTATCAAATAGACTTCATTTTTCTTGGAGATTTTCATGATGATATCATCCTTTATTTTTACACCGGCTAAAGTGCCACCTCTTCATATTGGCATGTCCCTTACCAACTTTACCGCAATGAGGACAAACCAACTCAACCCTGTTTTGATCCGTCATTTTGTTAGCGTATATATTACTAACCACTGCTAGTCTTTCTGTAGAAACTCGTCCTCTCCGTTTCCATTTGTCTTTGTATCCCGGATTTTCCTCTCTCCACTTTATCCAATATTCTTTCCTTGCGATGGAAATGCTGGGCACTTTTTTGCCCTTACACCATGGAATATGTCCTTTTGGAAAGGCGTTAGTTGGTACTCCACCTATACCATTTTCTTCCATCAAATTAGCAAAGTCATTTGATTCAACGACGCTGAACAGTTCGCTGTAATATAATCCCCATTCCTTTACTTCATCATTGCTTTTACATATTCTCAACACTTCTGTTGTTACGTCATTCCCGTGTTTACGAATATGATTCTTCCAATAGACACCTGATCCCTTATAAGTATGGGGGTCTTGAGCAGTTTTACCCAGATACTTTTTACCAGTAACATTGTGGGTTTTGAGATACAAATAGATCATACTACTATTTATATTATCCCACATTTACGCACTATAGAAATTCTTCGTTCTTCTTTGATATATGCACAACTAACCCCTCTCAACATATTTCATTTTAATTTCTTTTGGACTGAAGAAATCCACAATAACTCCAGTTGCAAGACCCGTATCATATTTCTTACAACTAAAAATATCAATATAACAGTCACCTGTTTTATCTACAAAGTGTCCTGTGATGTTACTGGTTTCTATCATCTGACAAAAACTGTAACCGGCCGCATCAGGGTCGTGTGTTGCAAAGTGTGCAATCATTGGGTCACCATATGATACCATACCAATTGTTGGAACAACATTAGAAATGAATGATCGAATATTCTCTTCTGTTAAAGTTTCCTTTGAACAGGATTCGCAATCAAATAGTGTATGATAACCCCAAGCCATTATATCATACCCGCTTCAAACTTTTTCCAATCAGTGGCATTACGAATATCCCACCCACGATTGTCGATAGATTTAATCACACCCTTGCAGTAGTCTACGCATGAATCGTAGTACCCAATTTTATTTGAAATTCTAAGAATGTCCTCGTCGGACTGAATGTACATTGTAAGGTCTGTCTTCATAACCCTAATGTCAAACGGTTTTGCAGCGTAGACTTTTGCATCTGCCTTACCACCATAGTACTCCCATTTCTGACGATATAGGAGTTGATGGTCAGTTTTAGCTTTGACCAGTAGCAATTCAAAGTCTGCCTTGAAGTCCAACCATTTCCGTTTGATCATTTGATTTTTAAAAGATTCCTGATCGATATGTTCTAGATCAGTTATAGGAAGGTCTTCTCTTGCAGTTTTCTTTAGTACTTCTAAATCCATAATTGCCTCATAATAAAAAAAGTGAGCAGTTTGGTTTCTCTCTTTGATATGTTGACCCTGATGAGTTCGAACGAGTTGTCATCAGAAATTAAGTCTAAGATTTGATAAATGTTAAAGCTTACCAAATCTGCTCATCTATATTTATACACTCTCAAATTTATAAATTTGATATTTGAATGTTACATCAGCAGTCATATACTCAACATCTGTTGCACCCTGTGTATAATTTAATCCACTGAGTGATATTGGAAATACGTTTTGGAAATTTACGTTTAGAATTGGATTATTTTTGTTTGACAGGATCATAAGAAATGCATCCGAATACATTGCTTTATCAGATACAGCATTACCAACAAGATCAACAGGTTGTTTTACACCCCCGGCCGGAGTGTTTGACGTAACATCCCTATGTTTTCTAAATTCTGACCTATCTGATGGGAAACCATACCCCGTAATCCAATTGTGTAGGGTCTGATAATTTTCTAGATACTCATCTACAATAAATGTGATAGTAAGGTCACTATATGTAAGTTTATCACCCATAATTGGAATATTCTTAAATGGGTTTGCGAAATCTACAGATGCGCCCTCAATACCGGGCAGGTTTGCATTGGTTGTGAAAAACTCTACCTTTGGTAATTGTTGAATACCAAAGCGGAACTGGGTTGGACTTGCATAGTCTAACTGTTCTGGTTGTCTTGCGAGTGGTGATTGTGATGTTGCCATTATAATACTATTTAGGTCACAGAATTAACCAAATAACCTTTATGTTGTTTTGCTTTACCATTTGCTACCCTTGCCATATTACCTTGGTCTAAGTTATTTTCTCTACACCACTTCGTCAGATTTATTATCTTAAACTCCTTACCATCAGGATCGATGATAATATATTCTTTACATAATGCAGACGCAACCTTATCCTTTTGACATTGTGGTTGTTTTTTTCCAATCCTTGATTGTCTCATTTTTTCTTTAGTTTCTTCTGTAGGTTTCTTGCCTTTTTTTGATTCACTCATTTTCTTTTTGGTTTCTTCAGATCGTTTTTTACCCCACAAAGGATTATTTTTACCTTTTTTTGATTCACTCATTTTTCTTTTAGTTTCTGTAGAACACCTTACGGGAGTATAATTCTTGATGTCAGTTTTATTTAGCCAGTCGTTTCTGGTCACCACATGTAATCTTTTTAGAACACCAGATTCCCAAGTTTTAGCACTATCGGAATCAGTGAAAGTTTTACGAATCTCTATGGTAAAATCGTCCCTGCCATATTTTTCTATGAGTTCTTTAACATATTTTGATGAGGTAAAATAGGAAACCCAGAAATCGTCAGGATGACAACCTCTTTTATATCGGACACCATAGTAGTGTTGGCCGGTGGTCTGGGATGTAATACGGTATGTGTAGGGGGTATAAATAGACATTGCTGATGCTCCTTATAAGCGTTAGAGTAGGTGGATGCGTCTAACATCGTGACCTACATTTCACTTCTATTTATAACAAAAAAAATTTAAACTCTATGTAGTTAATAGACAAAAAAGAGGATGCTGTTTCCAGCACCCTCTAAGTTTTTAGTCAAGTTTCTTATTGTAGTTATTAAACTACATAAGGTTGATCACATGAGATTCGTGACTTTTACACGCCTGTACCAAGCATTGGTATTTGCCTCCAATGAAGCATCGGTATTAACCGTGTCATCAGCAGCAACCGCTCCCGCACCAGCGAATGGGTTAGCAGCAAGACCATAACGAGTCTTGAAACCAATCTTAGGCTGGAAGGAGTTCTCACCAACCGCACGGACCATCTGTAGTGGAACGTATGGGCAGTAGAAGAACCCGGCGTCATAAGGTGATGTGCCCTTATAACCACAAACATAATACTGACTAGCAGCAACATTTGCAGAATATGGATCAACATATACCTTGAAACGACCATTCATCGTACCAGCGAATGTGGAAGATGTGTCATCAACTGCGAGGTTGTTGTTAAGAGCAGGTGTGTAATCAAGAACACCAGCCATCTGAAGAGCAGAAGCAACGTCAGCTGAAACGATCAGCATGTTACCCTTGCCCCGACGAGTCTGTTGACCAATCGCATTGGCGTCACGTTCAATCTGGTACATTAGACCCTTGAACTTCTCAACTGACCAACGACCATTTGAGTCAGTGTCAAGATCAAAAGTACCAGAAGTAGTTGTATTAACCTGAGCACCAGCCACGGCAGTGACATATAGTGAACGAACAACTTCACGGTTAATTTCAGCAAGGAGTTCTGTAGAAAGAATGTTGCTGAGTTCTGTCTCGGCGTCAAGACCATGAATTACCTTCAAGTCCTGTGCAAGTTCCATCGTGTACTCAGCTTTGAGCGCACGGGAAACGGCAGTAACCGTAGACTTTTCAATGCTGAATGACATTTCAGCGAAAGCGTTCGTACCGCCATCACCAAGTGCTTCAGCCTGACTTCGTGTCATACCTGTTGCGGAAGTATATGTTCCCGGCGAGGCATCATTAAGAACAGCAGGGTTAGTCTCTGTAGCACCAACATCACCACCGCCGATTGTACCGGCAGCGTTCTGGTTGGAGATATCAGGCATTGACTCATCAACGAGGGCTTCTGCACCATCCTGTGAGGCGAGTGTAGAACGCATGGCAAAGATAAGTCCGGTTGGACCTGTCATTGGCTGCACACCACAAATGTCATAAGCAATGAGGTTAGGCATTGCACGACGAACTAGGGAAATTAGAATTGGGTCCCATGTGTCCATCTGTCCGCCACCCATGCTATTAGTTGGTGCGGCTTCTGAAAGATATCCACGGCTAAAACCGTGGTCTTCTCTCATTGCTTTTTCTTGGTTTTCTAGAATCAGAGTAGTAACTGCCCGCTTGTAAGAATCCGTGATCCGTGGTAGATCGGGGTGTTCTAGGACTGGCTGCCACTTTTCTTGTAGATGTTCTGTCTGAAACATTTTTTTCTCCTTTTTAATTACATCTGTTTTTTTATAATATTATTGGGCACGCTCTTTGTTACGACTAATTGCCGACATGTAAGCGCCCATAGCTTTAGTCGTATCAATGTCCTGTGCGGTGCCACCATCTTCATCATCAAAAGTTTGTTCAACAATCGTCTTTGGGAAATAACTTTCCTTCAAGGTGTTAAGTTTTGCTTTGAAGGACTCTTCGTTAACAAAATCAACATCTTCGGTAAGAGACTTGAACTTTTCAATTTCGGTATCGGTCAACTCTTCGCAAGCTTCAGAGATAACCTGTTCCCGAACTAGACCAGACTTAACTGTGGAAAGAGCAATATTCTGCTCCATAACACTATTAACCTTTTCCTCTAGTTCAGCAATCTTTTCAGACTGTGCTTCGAGAATGTCATATTTCTCATCAGGCACGTCAATATAATGATCTTCAAACAACTGTTTCAGTCCAGAGATAAAGTCTTCTGCAATCTCGCCCTTTAGTCCACGCTCGATTGACAACTCGTTCTCTTTAGTCCATTCCTCTACAACGTAGTTGAGATAAGTATCTACTTTTTCTGTAAGAGTATCAACTGACTCTTCTAGTTTTACTTCAAAATCGGAAGTCATTGATTCGTAAATACGAGCAATTTCCTCACGGGTCTTTGATTTAACAGCAGCTTCAAAGATTGTTGCTGCCTTGTTCTTAAACTCTTCAGAGAGGTCTTCACCATCAACAAGAGCGGCAACGTCTTCCGCAACATTAATGGACTTGATCTTCTCTTCGATTTCTGCCTTGGCATCTTCGAGTTTCTTCAACTCTTCTTCTGTCTCAGCATTTTCTGCTTCAGCAAGAGAGGAAGCGTGTTGAGCAAGCATCTCTTCGATGTCGCCCTTCTTCATCTTTCCGATTTGCTCTAGAGCCTGTGCCTTAGTCATCTTCTTTGACTCAGCAACAACCTCACCGTCTGGTTCAAATCCAGCTGCAAGCTTCTGAGGACCATCTGCTTTACCCTCACCCTTTTGCTGATCATCACCACTGATTTTTTTTGCTTTCTTTCCAGCAACATCTGTTGGTGATTTCTTTGCATCAGGTTCTACTACGGCAGGCCCACCATCTTCGGTTTCGCCACCGGGGGTTACTGCATCGATTTTCTTCTTTGGTTCAGCAGGAGTAGCACCCTTCGTCTGGGCATCACTTGCTTCTTCGAGTTCTGCAAGCACTTCTGCTTCCAACTCTTCAATTGTCTGTTCTAGTTCTGACATAGGGTGTCTCCTTACCTAGTTCTGTTGATTATTTATAAATTAAAGTCTTTTAAGAAACTTAGCAAAGGCTAATGCTTCTTTAGTTGCGTTTCTCTGACGTTTCTTAACATCAAACTCTCTCTTCATCTCCATCATTTCTGATTCCAACAACGCACCGTTGTTCCAAACCCACTCTTTACCTTCCATAATACCTTCTACGAAAGCATTTGGTGCAGAGGGGTCAGCAACAATATCTGCTGCTGTTGCGAGATAGAAGTCATCCCGCACATAGTTTGCACCACCTTTTTGATCTAGACTGCCCATTCCCCGTGAGGAAACGCCCAGTTTTGCACCTTCATCCATAAGACTCTTCACAATCTCACCCATAGGCGTAGACATAATCTTCGCCTCTCCAATAAAATTCTTTCCTTCTGGTACAAGGGATGTGATCATATGTGATACACGTTCCAGATTGACGGTTGGCCCGTCTGGATGGCCCAGTTCACCAAATGCACGTTTCTCTTTAATAAAGTTCTTGTTATATTTAATAACTTCATTATTGAGTATTTCCATAGGATACACCCGACCATTGCGGTTCTTGATGTCAGCCTGCATAAAGATACCACGAATCTTGTAGGACTTACTACCGTCTTCCTTTGCTTCACAGATATACTCTACGTCTTCGACTGCCTCTGAAAATAGTTTCATTGTTTTATCCTATGCCGTCCAAGCTTTGTCTTTTTTAAATTCTAAGATAACAAAACCAGAAGTACCCCTTGTTTCTCCGTTAATATCGGATGATGTTGCTGTTGTATTTGTTGCAGTTCCTTTGACTAGTCCAGCAGAACCATCATAATGTCCTGTACCAGCAAGTTGTAATGCAACTACATTTGCTGAAGAACCAACAAACTTAATGATCAAATCACCAGTGTTTGCTGCGGCAGTACCCTGAGTAAGAGCCCACCAAACACGGGACAGGTCTAACTTACAACCGTTTGCAAATCCAGAAAGTCCGTCTGCATTAAGAATGAGATTGTCAGCAGTATCATTATCAAAAATTGTTTTTACCGTTACGATACCACCAGCAGCTGGGGCATTCACAACCGTATCTCTTAATGTTGTCGTTACAAATGACATCTATCTCTCCTAGATCGCTAACATTTCTTTTTCGAAGTATCCCATAAGTTCCCTCTCAGGGACTTTATATTTCTTAGATACATCGGTAATGGTTCTTTCGAAACTATTTAGGAAATCTGAAGGTTTCGCATCCATCTGTTTAAACAAATCGTCTACAGCATCCTTCATTTTGGGTGAAAGGCGCTTATATTGCTGCGATTTCTTATGCTCATCCCTCTCTACGACTGTAGTTTCATAGATTTCATCAATCCGTTTCATTAACGTCCGCTTCCTTGTCCTGATATTTGACAAAAGTATTGGCCAATTCCCGCCGTTTAACTTCCAAAGCATCACCAACCCTACTGGCCATTGTGATACTGAATGCTTTCTCAGCTTCGATATTGTTACCAGATACAAGAGCGTCTACAAATTCTTTACTCATAATTATTTTCCTCCATTAAACTTTTGATCATCATTTGGTTTACCATCTTGCTCAGGTTCTTCATAGTCTGGCATCTGATCTGGTGGAATAACACTACCATCGCCATCCTGTGGATACCTTGTGATACCATCACCACCATCTGGCATATCAATTCCACCATCCAATGGATCAGTATCAAGTTCTTTCTTCATCTGAGCTCGCATTTCTTCAACCTCAGCATCAGTCATATTTAGTACCTTCTTCAATACATATTCTTTACTGAAGAATGTGCCAATGTAAGACTGAATGCTATCAAGTGTCTGGATGCGATCATTAAGAAGTTCTGCATCCTTCAACTCTGCAAAGTGACCATCTTCCATGAAGTCATACTGAATATGCTCTTGCATACGAGGCCAATCTTCTGGCGCAATTATTCCTTTAAGGAGTAGGTTAGTTTTGAGCAAGTCAGTGAATAGGGGGGTGAATTTCTTACGAATACGTTGTACGAACTTAGTAAATTTGAGTTCATCTCTGGTAATTTCTGATGCTCGTCCCATACTGAATCCGTTTTCGGCTTCAAGTCTTGAAATCGGCACGTTAAGTGAACGGTATAGTTTTCGTTGGAAGTATACGATATCATCTATTTCCCCAAGGTTAGAACCACCGGGAAGTGTGCTAATTTCGGTTCCACGACCACCTTCACGGCGAGGGAGCCAAAAATCTTCAAGCATCGACATATGATTTCGGTCATCCCGAATTTCACCTGTGGTTGCATCGTAAACTAACTTGTTACGATAACGGTTCATCACATCTTTTAGATATTGTTCTGCTTTGACCTTTGGTAGATTGCCAACATCAATGTAGAAAATTCTACGCTCAGGTGCTCTAGAAATACGATAGATAACAATCGCATCCTCAATCATACGCAACTGGTTAACTGGTTTGATTGCTTTGTGTAGATATGAGATAACTCTACCTGAGTTATTGTCAAGCAACCCTGATGGGACAAACACTATCGAATCAGCCGCAATCTTAATTCCTTGATTACTGCCCTGTGAACCAGATGATGAAAATGATTTATCATTGTAGATATAATATTCATCTACTTTAATAACCATCTCAATACCATTGACACTTGGATCAGGGTCTTTTTTTGTTTCTCGAACCTTACGAATTTTGGTTGGGTCAATAAACCTCAACTGTGTTAGACCCTTCTGGGGGTCTTTGTTATCGATAACTTTGTGATAGAATATTCTTCCATCAATATACCACCGACGAAAAATGTCATGACCCTTCTCATTAAAATTGAGAAGACGCAAGACTTCACTGAACTCTGTCCTAATACGCTTTTTAATTTTATCACTGTAAGGTAAGTTGGTTAAGTCTATGTTAACTGGAATATCATTTAGATTTGAAATGATACCTTCATTCACGATATCTTCAATCGCAGCATCACACTCCGATTGCATAGAAATATCTCTATAACGACGAATAAGGTCAAGCTCATTGCGTTCCCGCCCATCTGTATCTAGTACAGATGAAAAGAAACCACCGCCTGCAATCTCAATTGCGCCGTCATCAGAAGTGGGGTCCGTGAAAGTTTTCTCACGGGCCCCCGCATCCTTTTGTGCTTTTTGTATTGTAAAGCCGAATAGTTCTGCCATAATGTTTTTATCTCCTACTGTCTATTTAGTAGGTTCAAATTAGAAGTTTACGCCGGAAGCTTCGAAGTGCTGATATCTCCAAGTAACGTCAAAATTCTCAGCTTCATTCTCAGTATCCATACTCATTTCAATTGCAGAACCACTTGTCTTTGGCCATGCATTTCGAAGAATATAAGTTTTCAAAACCGTTTCGTCACGATCCAATTGTTCAATAGTCAAGTCTGTCTGATAATCAGCAGGAGAAACAACACCAGTATTAAGAGCAAAATCATTGATACCGTTTGACCAGCGTTCAATTGCGTTTTTAATCATAAAGTCAGTATCATTTATAAATGTGGTTGTCCACTCTTCTGGTTCAGTTGCATCACCCGCCATGTAAATTGTACGACCACGGAATTTCAAAGGAATTTCAGTGATACCCCTACTAGGTAAAGACGATGCTTTTACTAGAAACGAAGTTCTACGAGTATCAAGACCGATTGCGATCCCTGATGGTGGAGTAATAGTTACCCTAAATTGGTTAGCTCTTGCACCACCACCGATTAGATTTGCTTTAAAGTCATCTATATTAGCCATGATTAACCTCCTACCTCACTAAACGCAACACCAGTTCGAACGGCGATGAAGTTTAGTGTAATAAAGTTGATTGACCTTGCTGGTTTGATGTAGATGTCACCAATAAACTCGTTACGGTCAATGACCTCACCAGTGTTGTTAGTTGTATCACAAACTACCTTAAAGTCGAAAATACCTCTACGACCCTGCACATCCCGCAAGAAGGGTTCTACCAGATTACGGAACTGTGCCCTTGTGAATTCATCATTGAACTCAAAGAGTTGGAACTTAGCAGCAGTGGCAATTGCCTTCTCAAGAACAAGGAACAGCCGCCGCACGTTAATGCGGTCAAATGCACTTGGTTTCGAAAGAGCAGTCTTGTCACCAAAGAGTGTAACACCCTGGCCGGGGAAATCAACCACTGGGTTGATCCGGGCCTTATAGAGAATGTCACGATCTGCTTTCTGTGGGTTGTAAGAAAGTTTAATTGCACCACGAACAGCGCCACGATTGTAACCCGCTGGTGAGAACCAAGGGTCAGCAACCATATCTGTAAATGCACAAAGGCCAGCAGTATCACCGTTCAAAGGAACAAATCGATACACATCATTATATTTGTCATACATATACTTGTATCCACTGTCGAATACCATATACGAAGACGATGGGCATTTGTCAAATGCTGCTTTAACATTAGCTGTCTGGGTGATGGATGATGTAACACCAACTGTTGCCGCACGATAAGGAGATACGAAACCAACGCAATCCCTACGCAATTCAACAAGGTCTGTGATCATTGTTACCAAGGTATCTTGACCTGCTTCTGTGTCTGCAACACCAGAACTTGGTCCACCCATAACTAGGTTGATATCAAGATTTTCTGTGTCATTAAACTTATCATATGCAAGTTCAAGTTCACCAGCAGTAACAGAGTAATCATCTGTTCCACCTGTTAGAGTGGCAATAACAACACCGGGCACTTTTGTATAGTCCGTACCTGTTGCAACATCTGTACCCCAGTTAGTACCAGCAGAATTATGATCTGTCCAGTAGATGTAGTTAGAACCACGGAAGATAACATCCGGGTAGTAATTATTACCGCCCTGAGTTGTCTTTGCAGATGAGTTCTTAGACATATTCGACCAAACTTCAATAACTGAAGATGTACGTTGTCCCTTAACATCAACATCATAACCTGTGATGTCACCTGTTTTGTCATAAACTGCAACATGTATTTCATCTAGTTCACCACGAGCATTCGCAATTGCCCAATCTGATGTGCCGGGAGCAGCATCAAATAGATCGCTGAAACGCCAGCGCCGACGAATTAGAGAGTTATCAGGAATAACTGTCTGAAGTCCGGCACCAGCAGGATCATCAAGAACCCGAATGGTTAGAGTGTCTGATGAAATTGCAGTGACTTCGTATTCTACGTTACCTGATTCAACCTTAGTATGACCAGCTGCAGCTGAAAACACTAGAGCTACATCGTTGGCAACTGTGATTGCTTTATCTAGAACAACAACTGATATAACCGAACCAGCACCACCACTCTGCGAAGTAACTGATTCAATCTTAACAACTTCGTCACCATCTGAAATACCAGCACCAAGCACTCTTTGTCCTGCTGCAACTGCACCAGTTCCACCATCAGTAGTAAGAGTTTTACTTGCAACTGTGATTGCACCGTTAACTACTCCAACAATAGCACTTGCTGTGTAGAACTGAATGATGTCCCCAATTACGATTGATGCGGCAGTTGCATTTTGGTCATCTACTGTAATAGATAGATCACCAATTGCACCAGCACCATTAACTAGGTTAAGAGAACCAAGTTGTTGTGAAAATGCTGCCGGGCTTCCACAGATATCAACACCGATTGAGTTACCTAAAGTACCAGCTGTACGAGCGGTCCAATCGCCGTGAGAACCTTGTCCTGTTGAAAAACTAGCTTCATAGTGGTCATCGTCACGAATGAGGATAGCACTGCTTGAACCAGCGTTTAGAATGCCTGATTCTGCACGAACCACACGAAGAGCGTCACCATACTGCAAGAAGTTTGCAGCAGTGAACCACCACTCAAAATTTGAACTATTTGGCTTACCGAATGTCTGTAGAAGCTGTTCTTCCGAACTAATGGCGGTAACTGCACTTACTGGACCTTTTGCGAAGGGTCCGGCAATTGCGCCAATAGAGGTAGATACAGCAGGAACAACATTTGTAAGATCGATTTCCCTAACGTGAACGCCGGGTGAAACTAGAAATCCCATATCTTTACTCCTAACTTAAAGAGAGTTATTTGTTATACAGATATTTATAAAAAATCTCTTTTACATAACTCGATTTTATAAGTGTTATATCATCTAATGTATATATAGTAATATGAATGACCATTATGAAAAATATAAAGATACCATCAAGAAGGTTTCACGAAGAAATTATCAGAAGCGGGTATACCTTCTAAATGAATTCCTCACAGAAAAATCATGTATTCACTGTGGTGAGGCAGAGCATGTCTGTCTCAAATTCTGGCCCCATGATGCAGAGATACGCAAGGTATCCAAGAGAGTTGGAACAAGCGATGATAGCCGCAAAGAGGTATTTCACCTAATTGATAAATCTGTTATCTTATGTTCCAATTGTTATATCAAAAAACATAACGATCTAATCGAATTTATTTAGGATATTACCAACTTCCAGAACTGTCTCTCACAATAGGTGCCCAACGAGTTCCATATTCGTCTACCATTTCTCCAATATTTTCATCCTCAAGCCCATTTACTATGAAACCAAAGGGTGCCATATCCTGTTCTAATGCATCTTGTTGTTCAGACATCATCGTTTTACGGATATCATTATTAGTTAATTCTTTGAAATACTGTTGGTCTGTAACCCATGCAAAGATAAAGAGACATGCAACAAGGTCATCGTTACACCCATCATCAGCCTCAAAGGATGAACCCTTAACAATAAAGGTTGATAACTCATTGATACATTCGTAATCCTCAATAATCAGTTTATTATCTTCAACCAACTGCTTGAGGTTTGAACAACCAATCTTCTTTGTTGCCTTTGTGGTTCTTACCCCCAACTGCGCTCTACCACCACTGAAGCCCCCTCCAAGGACTTGTCCCGCACGGCCACGCATACTTGCCATAATAAGGTTGTCATACTCCAAGTCAAACTGCATAGCGTTAGCAACCTGTTCTCCAATGTCATTAACCTCAATCAATACAAAGGCTTGATTGTATGCTCGTGCAGTGTCATAGATTTTAGATGGGAATATGAGAGGTTTGATTTCATTGTCACGAAATTTTGCAACGACCCTATATGGTATTTCACTCACATCCACAACCACAAATGCTGAGTAATCGTTTGATGTTCCCCGTGAAACATCAGCAGTGAGAAGATATGTGTGACCTTCTTGTGGTAGAACATGAACATCAAGCCCCCCACTAGACTGCTTAGGTGCTCGATATGTTAACTGTTTAAGTTTATGGGGTGCAATCAGTGTATCAATAGAGCCAAGGAACTCACAATTGTGTGATACTAATCCGTTGGTGTAGTAAAGATTTCCATTGGCAACATTTAACAAATCATATAAATCAATATCATCCTCAACATCTTCTGCATACAGTATTTTTTTACCCTGAAGCTCTGTGCCGTGATGGAGTGTTGAGGCTACTATTTCCTCTTCACCAAATCTATGATTTAACGAACATTTGATTTCTGTGCCATCATCAAAAATAAAATGTCGATATTTGCTGCGTGTTATTTTTTGAATACCAGCAAAATCCACAAACCCTGATGGTGATAACACTTTATAACTTTTAGACATCTTTCCAACTTCCATTTAAGACTATTTTTTTTAATCCCTGTAAAGTTAATCCATAATCATTATGATATGTCTTACAAAAACCTTGCACATAAGACATCGCCCGGCCGTTTCCTTGGATTTCACCAACACCATCAATATGAGGTTGTTCATCATACAACTTTCTTATTTCTCTAACAGTATCAATATCTACTTTGGAAGAGTGTCTTACACCCTTTCTTTTAGCAGACCAACGAGCAATAGTTTCTTCACTAAAACATCCCTTCATCCCACGGTTCCAAGCTTTAGTTCCTTTTTTCACACCACCAATACCTTTCCTAGAATACCCCGAAAATCCCTCACCGCCGGGGGTTTTATTCCATCCAAAAAGATAACAATCATTTTCCCTAATCAATCGTATCTCCATATCCCTTGCTTCTATGCGGTCATTAGTATTGTCTATGATATGGAATGTATGTTTAGGTTTTTTATTTTTGTGACATGTTTTTCTTACATCAGGATTGATTGTCTGCCCAACATATTTGATTTTGTTTGTATCGTCTTTTAATGCGTAGATATGATAAACCATACACCTATTTATACATCCAAAGAACTCACACTCACCATTTCTTCAATATTTACATTAATAATCTTTCCTGTATCATTGTCTTTGAGAGTAACCTTTGTATCACCAGAAACACACTCAAACTCCGTGTTAAACTGAGATTGGGAAGTGTTTCTGATTGTTTCTTCTTTCCACTTCTCATCCCGGCCGGGAACTTCACTCCAATGAACCTCAATTGGTATATAATTGTTACGACCTTCCTCTGCATCCACCCATAGTTTATAGAACATATTCATACCGTGGGGAGTAGAAACAATCATAACTTTAGTTGTTTTACCAGATGAAATTGTGGGATACACTGAACTAAAGAACTGTTCAGCTACGTTTGCAGGAACATAAGCAAACTCATCAAGGAAAATAATGTTATATGAACCACCACGAACAGCACTAGCTGAAGTGGAACTTGCCAGTATTTTAGAACCATTTTCTAACTCCAAGGAACCTTTGTTCCAACTCATTACCCCCTGTTGTAACCATTTGGGTAGGTGTTCATACGCAAGTTGTAAACGTGACAGTAGATCACGAGCAGTTGCTGCCTTATTTGCAAGGATTGCGATATTAACATTGGGGTTGAATAGTGCATAATGTAACAGATATGAAACCATAACTGTAGACTTACCGGACTGTCTGGGTAGTTTGCAAATAGTGAAACGATTGCTGTGGAATGTACCAACCATTTCCTTCTGAAAGTCATACATCTTAAATGGAACAAGGCCCTCATCAAGATTAATAATCTTGACATAGTTTTCTATGAAATATTGTGGACTCTCCATGCATTCCTGATACTCAACAAGGTGTTTTTTAGTCCAGTTCTGTGCGACATTAGCCTTTTTCAGATTCGGGTTACCAGCATAGGTTTGCGGACCAGTATCAGGTTTTGCCATCGTTCCTAAACCTCCCCATTTTCCAATCCCACTTGGAACTTTTTATTCTATTATAGACAGTTGGCATCGAGCATCCAAATGTTTCCATTACACTATCTAATCCCAAGTATTCTTTTCCTTCTATAATATATGTCTTCTTTTGCCAAGGTCTGTCTTTTATTTTAGACCAATATTCTTTGTTAGACTTAGACATTCTTTTTTTATTTTCTTCCGTGTGTTTACTACCTCTCCACACCTCATTTCCCTTTATACCATTTTCCAAAGCTGCCTCTAATTTTCTTCCAGTTTTTTTTCCTTTATTAGCCATACTTTGTGCCTGTTTAGTTGCTTCTGCAAAACTTATAGAACCACTTAAAGCTTTCCACGCAACCCTATCTTCCCACCTACCATATTCTTCATATAACTTACAATGAGCTGCAGCGTGTTCTGGTATAGTCAATACTATAATGTTTGATGGGTCATCAGTACCACCAGCATGTCTTGGTATGATGTGGTGTTTATGTGTAATCATACTATTATTTATAAGTTTGGGTTTCCTAATGCATTAAATAAACTCCATCAGCCATTATTATCTCCTGTTCTATTTAGTATCTAACGTATGTACCATCTTCATACACAATCTTATTAAGAACATAATGATTAGAAGATACACCTTCATATCGTGGTTGTTTATTTACTGAACGAAATGAACTTTCTTTTTGTTTTGTATATAAGTAATCTTCATTTTTATCATAATCATATATGTATTTTTTCATTGGCCATTTGTATGTTCCATAGTCACCATTATGTCCAGCATATGGATTAGACAAAGCCCACTTCTCAAAATAATCTGTATAGAAAAATGGATATTCTAGATGATACACAGATGGGTCTTTGAGAAATCTTGGTGAGAGGTATCTTGATAACAAATCATCTATACTCCTAGCAAACCACCAAAGTAACTCCCAACATGTTTTTGGTTTGTATGGAGACATATCAATATATTTCTCAGTAGTGTTTAACATATCAGAATCTTTCATAACATTAATCCAATCGTGGTCTTTAATTTTGAAAAATTCCTCTATAGATGTATATGATGATATTGCGAGAAATAATTCATCTCCCCCGCCACCATTCACATTAATTGTTTGGTCATTCCACAACTGATCATTATCATAGATATAGTCTTCGTGAGAATGCCACTGCAAATTAACTTTCTTATTGACTAATAAATCATAGAAACGTGGATTTTCTTGTACACTAGCTTTTGATAGATACACAGTAAGACTTGTATCCAACCTTTTAGTTTTCAGCAGACTTACCAATGCACATGTGCTGTCTATACCACCTGACCACCACAATCTTATTGGTTTGCCAATATCCCATAACTCTACAGCCCTACGATTAGTTAACTCTTCGAATGTTGATGTAAAATTTGTAGGAAAATTTGTAAGGGGGTTCTCTATCAAATCAAACTGGTTGTCAAAACCAAATCTAAAACGAGGAGAGTGTAATCCAAAACTAGTTGCTAATTTATACTCATCTCTTGCACTTATTTCTGGAAAGGAATTGAGATGATAATAAAGAACCTTACTCACTTTTACCTTTCAACATTTCTTGTTTTATTATTTCTGTCATCTTAATTCTATCAATCTTACCCAATGACATCTCTGGTATTTTTCCTTGCCATAAATGGTTTATGCGTATCTTCAAAGTTTCCTCTATATAATTTCTGGGATCGATATCATCCTCAACACATAAATATAGAACCCCATCAATTCCTATAAGACATGATTTGCCAGAACAAAGAGACTCAACTTCTAAAGGATTTATATCTCGACCACCAAGAGATATAAGAAGTTTTTTTCTGCCTGTTAAAACTAAATACCCGTCTTCATCGATTCTACCAAAGTCACCTATATTATACCAATCACCATTAAATTTAGTTGGCATGAAATCGTGCAAAAAATCTCTGGATATCAATACCTCTCCATTTTCACCAAGCCTTATCTTATCCGTTTCTATTTTACCAATAGTTAAAAATCTTTTGTCTTGCGTATCATCAATACTACACATATGAGCCATAAATCCCTCAGCTATTCCATACCTGTTCAATACCACACCAGATATTTGATTCTCTATTTTTAAGGCATCTTCGTAATTTAGTGGTGCTCCAGCAGTACTCCATACTCTAGGACTCAGTTTTATATTATTAACTTTAGCTATCTCAGATATTGTAAGGGGTGAAGATACAACAACACTTGGTTGGTATTGACTGATGTCTAAAATATATTCCTCTATTTTTTTGTTCACCCGTTGCAAATCATTGTTACAATAAAAAGTAGCACCAGAGATAAGTGTCATTATCATGGTTATGTCACCAATGGCATATGTCGTATGCACTGGACAAAAAACAGTATCATTTGGAATTATTTTAAGACGCTCAGCAAGTTGACGTGCATAGAAAACTCTATGAGATTGTTTGACAAAAAAGAACTTAGCTTTATTCGTTGTTCCACTACTTACTTTTATTTGAAAACCATCAGGAATGGGATGGAAATTTTCTTTTAAAAATTTATCTTGTAACGATGATTCATATTTTGATGCGGAAGGATGGCGAGCTAGAAAAGGTTTTTTAATAAAGGCGTGAGCTAAAAATTCAATAGCACAATCAATACCATCAGGTAAACATATTATACCATATGGTGTATCATCAATGTTCTCAGACCTCATCTCCGACTTTTCATACAGAGAAAGATATGTGATTTCTCTTCCTGTGTTTAGTTCTTTTACTGCAATATGATTTGGATTATTTTTAACAACATTTTTTAAAGCATTCTGTATTGATGAAACATCATTCATTTTCACTTTTACCTTTCAACATTTTTTGTAACTCAGCAGTACTACCGACGAACAATGCATTCGTAACACTCTTCGGTGCGTTATTGGGAACCTCTTTGAGTTTTTTCATTTTCTCTTGCAGGTCACCTAGTTTCTCAGTTACCTCTGCGACATTCTTGATTAATTGACCAGCAACCTCATATGCCCTTGGATGCTCACCCTCTTTCGCAAGTTCAAGGATGCCCTCAATTGCAGCTGAACCTTGTTCAACCAAGCGATAGAAGTTCTCCCTTTGATACTTATAGTCCTCATCAATATCTTCGCCACCCTCTATCTCTGTTGGATAACGAGAAACATCAGACATTTTGGCGTTTGGGTTCAAAGATGCTTCTGGAGGAATAATATCCCCAACCACTCCAAGCGCTTTGTCAATTTCATCTACCATAATTATCTCCCATATAAATTAAGTAAGGCAATTTTCCATCCTCATTTCGACCCCTATACATGTACGTTTCTGGGTCAGCTTCATGTCTCCAAGGACCATAACTACCGTGTTTAGCACAATACAAATCAAAGTCTCTTCCTGTTTTACCCTCACTGATAAATTTTTGATATGTTCGCCAGTATGCAACTTCACGTCCATTACGACTCTCTGAATTATATCTAATACACAAATCTCGCAACTCTTTTGGTAAGAACTCATACTGTTCAAACCTACCCATCATATGTTTTGCGACCTCATTATAGTTAAAATCATCTCCAGTGGCCACTGGAACCAACTCTCTCACACCACCCAAATATATATCAACACCAATATTTTCAATACCAGATTCACGGCGACTTACTTCATAACCCTGAGTTGCTGTATTTTCTAAACATATTCCTATGGATATTCCATCTGCTCCTGTTTCAAAACACCAATTGATATATCCAGCATAACGTGGTCTAAGAGCACCGATATCATATTTTCCTTTTTTAAATCCCGGCCAGATCGGAATCTGTTCCTTTACATATTGTTTAGGAAACTCACCCAGTTCTAAATCAAAATCACGATATTCTTTTTTAAGGAAGTGTGATAAATTTTGAACTCTTTCAAGTTCTTCTGAACGGTAGTCATCATTTTCAAAATGATCAAATCCATATCGAACAAAAATATCAGCATTAGTCTCAGTCAACCAACGATAAAGTGAATATGTTGAATTTATACCGCCAGAGAATGGTATAAGTATTTTCACACTAATCCCATAAATTTGTGTTGACCTTTACAAGAAAACAGTCTTTACCAAAACAATCTTCCATATAAGAACTACAATGAATTCTTGAAGTCTCAAACATAACAACTTGACCAATATTCCAAGGAATGGATGCTGCAAAACTAAATCCATGTAACATCTCAATTGGGTGCTGTTGCAGGTGTTCTACCCAAACATCTGAATCAAAGGGTTTGTTAGTGTATCCTACTAAATCACTATAATCATGATCCAATTGCCATCCCTTTGGACCATGATCTCTATAGAACTTTTGATCGTCACTCTCAATATCAATTCCAGATTTTGCAGACCAAGGAGTTTTTTGGTCAAAGTATACAGTCTCAGTTGTTCCCACACTCCCATCTTCTTTGTAACATCTTAGTGGAAAGAATACTGTTGTGTTTGCAGGCCGAGGTTTTTGTCCTGTTCTGTTGTGCGATTTCCAATCATCACCTAAATAATTTTCACCATCATTATGTATATGAATTGCTTCTTTGTAATATCCATACCTACCTTGAGTATTTGGTTCATACCCAACAATTGGTTTTAGAATTTCATTAAAAAGTTTGACCGAATTAGCCTTTTCATCTTCAGTGAAAATTTCTAAATTAGTGTGACCCTGTAGAGAATCACTCATCTCATCTATTGGCAACCCACTATCAGATATTTTTCTATATCCCAAATAATTTGGATCGATTTCTAGTCTAAATTTTCGAGCTCGTTCTAAAACTTGTAGTTCTTCTTCTAAATTTATTAGATTATCAATTACTGATAAAGGAACATCTGCATAATGAAACATGTTATCACTCATCTTCACCCGTCACTGCGTTATAATTTTTTGCATCTTCAAAGAATGATGTCACCTCATTGAAACCAAAATCATCATCAGCATCAGCACTGGTTGGGTTTGGTGTAACTGTAAGTCTCTGCTGTCGTGTGGGTGATTTGTCGGGCAGATCAGTATATGCATCAACCTGTAC